CAATAATTAAAATGTTGAGCAATTAATTGCAAGGGTGAAAAATGATTAAAAGTTGCTGTATTTACTATAGTAGTAAAAATATCAGTTGCAGGAGAAACAGTCCTTAACAACAACAGAGTATCAGCCGGATGTGTAGCAGCAATAGTCCAAGTAACAGTGGTATTCCAAACAGGAATAGTACTTAGAAATTGAAAACTCATCTCATCAACATCAGTGCCTGAAAATCCATTAGCAATACCTACACTATTTTCATAAGAAAGAGATAAAGGAAAAGATTCGTCAGGTCCATCTGTGTTAGCAAAATAAGGAAGATAATTCTGTGTGACCCTAGTAGAAGGGGCTAAAACAACGGGCTTTGACCAGCCAAAAACTTTGGCAGCTGAAGCACCGATGTCAGCAAACCAAGAGACACCAGAAGCATACGAACTTAACAAAGGTATATTAGATAAAATGGATGAAGCATCACGAACTTTAATTAAAGCTGAAGAAATAGGACCTACACCAATAGAATCCTGCTCAACTTCTGTATCACTTTTCCTAGATTTCTTACTAAAATTTAAACGCCCGGATTGAGGAACAGCTGCAGATATTAATTGAATATCTTCAAAATGCATATACAAAGTATAGCCAGCTGTTAAATTACCAGTAGCGGCAGTAAGAGCTACATAAGGGTTGAGGTATAAAATACCCCAACTACCATATGTATTACCAAGTGCAGCAGTAGCAGTAATAGGATACCAATTTAAAGAACTATTAAAAGGTATTCTAATTGTAGCTTCTGTATCACAACAAAGATCCAATTCTACGTGAGGAAGAGTAGTTCTCTGGACTAAAGTAGATTGATGATCATTAGCCCAAGTAGTGGTCCTACCAGCCGTGGCATCAGCTCCTCCAAGAGGAAGATAAGACATGATGTATCTACCTTGCTGAAAACGATTTGCATTAACAACAAGACGAAAAACCATAGTAGCTCTAATACCTAAATAACCATCCAACTTTCGAGCATAAATTTGATTTTGCAAACCTGCAAAAGGCATAAATGCACCTGGAAAAGTTGAAACGGTATCTGTAGTATTCAAAGTACCAGCTAATATTACCACTGGTTTTTGAAGAAACGCCTTAACATCTTGATTAAGAAGATCAGACGAGGAATCATAAACCAATTTATCAATTTGAGTAGGAAGTATTTTCTCTGCAGAAACTACATTCTTATCGGCAACAAATTGAGTGGTCGAACTTTGTTCAGTAAGACCCATGCCTTCTATATCCTGATTAGGATATAGATTTGCACCACCAGATGGTGCAGTACTACCTTGGGAAACGGTGGTAGCTCCGTTATTATTTTGATTAGAAGCAAGTGTAAAATTTAAGTATCCAGGCACACTCAAGCCCAGTAACCGTACCAAAGTTCTCTGACTTTATGAAGAACGTTCACGTTGCGTCTGAATAGTAAATCTTAATAGATAACAACTTCAAGTATCTTAAGCCTTAGCGATTTTTAGAATTTGGATTTTATTATCGCATGGGTATCCAGAAGATACAGTAATTATTTCTTATTGAAATAAAAAAGTCAAGGTTCCTTTCCTAAGCATATAATTAAAATAACTGATGTATGCATTATAAAACATACAAAAGTGGCCTAAACAAAATTAGAAGAAAGCAATAGTGCCCAAAACTTGAGCTCTACGATCTTCAAAATCTTTTTGAATAGGTTCTTTAGTATTCAAAAATGGATACCTTAGCTTAAATTCTTTAATAAGCTTAGGAACATATTGATCATACACTTCCCTAGGATGAAGAGAGAATTCCTTTATAGCTGTAATAACATTATCAGCTACAATACGCTCCTTATTCTGAGTAGTGGTCCAATCAACCATTCTTCTAATAGAAGTTATGCGCAACGGCGCAATATACAAATTTTCTCGCGAATCAAAATCAAAGCGTCTTTTAAGAAATTCAATTTCACTTAAATGTCTCAAGGCGACTTGTTCACCGGACTTCACTTCATTCGTATACACCATGCCTAATTCTAAAGAATACTTAGAACAAACAATATCATTAAACAAATCCTTATATTCTTCCGTAACAGAAGCTGCAATATCATCTCCTTGTGCTATAGCATAAACATTCTCACGATATAACACTAAAGCATTGCTAACTGAAGTATTTCTACTATCATATAAAGATCTACACCAATTATACCTTGCTATGATATGATTATATATAGTGTTAATAATAATAGTGAAAGGATGACCACTAGGCAATCCGCTAAACCATTCATAAATAACACCATCTATAATATGCTTTGAATTGTACACTTCCATCCAAAAAATAGAACGTACTTTAGCATTCTCGGGTCCATCATCATACCAACGATTAATTTCATCGAGAATCATCAAATGTATGACAGGTTTTTGACTACCATCATACTTTTCAAAATCGCCAGCTAAAATATTATTTATATGCTTGGCAATTAATCT